TCATAATTCTGATTTTTATTTTAATTGGACATTGACAGAAACAAATAGGAATACTGAACTTTGGAGCAATGACAGTTATGAAACTAATTATTCCTTTGCATATGATTGGGACGATTTGGTTGATGTAAGTTCTTGGGGAGATGGAATAAAGCAAGTATGGGTTTGGGGTGATGATAATGCAGGCAATTCAGGAGAAAACATGCTCAATTTCACAATAGATACTATTGCACCAAAAGTAAGTATAACTTTTCCAGAGAATACAACATATTCTAATTCAACACTTTATTTGAATTATACTTATTCAGATGTTACAAGCAATATCTACACTTGTCTTTATAATCCAAATGGCATAGGAAATTCAACAATAGCGGGTTGTTCGAATACCACTTTGACACTTGCAGAGATGATTGATGGTTTGAATAATGTAACTGTGTGGGTAAATGACAGTGCAGGCAATTTCAATAGTTCGACAGTTTATTTTACAAACAATCTTGAAAAAGCAACGACTTGGGGTTTTGCAAACGCAAGTAATTTCACTTGGAATGGACCAACAGTTGGACAAGACAATAATTACATGCAACCAATAGGGCAGGGAACATATGGGATATTTAATCATACAAACAACGAAACCATAACTCTTGACATACAATTTAAATTGTCAGGCTCTCTTAATTCAGGTTGGACAGTATGGGCAACAGATTCAAGCAGTTCAGCAGGAGGAATTATTTTAAACACAACTTGGCAAACTATTTATGATGATTGGTTAGCAACATACATAAATTATACTTGGTTATGGGCAAATGTAACAAGTGCAGGAAGTTATAATGGAATGGGAACAAGCATAGAATTCAGGACAGTTATTACATAGGTGATTTAAAATGCCAACAATTCCAGTTTATCAAAAATTCAAATTAAATCTTTCCGATAGTGTCACTTGTTCAGAATCATTTGAAAAGAAAACTTTTTATAATCTTTCTGACAGCACAGATGTTTCAGACAGCATTTTAAAAAAAACAATTTATTCTCTTATTGACAATTTAGATGTTTCAGACAGCATATTAAAGAAAATAGCATATGGTTTGTCAGACAATTTAACTGTTTCAGATGTGTTTGCCAAAAAAATGTTTATTGAATTTCTTGACACAATAAATATTTCTGACAGCATTTCTTTTGTTGAGTTTGTGCTTGAAAAAGGTTTAAGGAAAGACATAAGCAACATAATAGATGAGTATGGTGAAAATGTGACTCTTTATTCACAATCAGAAACACTTGACAGTTCAGGAGGAATAATAGCAAATACTGAAACAAGCGACACAGGAGTAAAAGTAATAATTCAAGACATAGTTGCAGAAGACTACAACTTGCTTGGAAAAGGAATAGATTATACAGGCACAGCAAAACTTTTTGCAAAATATAGGTATGACTTGACAAATAATGGCAATAATTATAAGATAAAACCGGGAGACAGGTTAGAAAGGATATATTATACAGGCACAGACAAATACACTATTTCATTAAGAGTAGAGGAATTGATAAGAGAAGTTGTTCAAGAAAGCGTAGTGATTTATTATGAATATCTTGTGAGATTAATAGATGTTACAAGAACTTCAGATGCCACAACACCAAGTTCTGGACTTGAATCAGGGGTAAGAGCAGATGTTTCAAATATATTTGATGAAAGAGCGGAAAAAATAACATTAGAGTCAATAAGCACAACTCTTGACAGCATGGGGGGAATAACTGCTGAAACAAGCACAAAAGACACAAATGTAAAAGTATTGATTCAGGACATTTCAGCAAAAGACAGGAAAATACTTGGTGAGGGAATAAACTACACAGGATTGTCAAAGATGTTTGCAAGATGGAGTTATGATTTAACCAATCATGGAAACAATTATCAGATAAAAATAGGTGATTTTATTACATCTGTTGCAAGAAATTGCATTTTTAGAGTTGAAACAATTGTAAGCAAAGACATTGTTAATTATGGTTCAGGATTTATGGAATATATTGTAAGGAGAATGGACAATGAAAATCTCGTTTAGTTCAAGATATGTAGATAAATCAGATGAATATATGGATAAATTAAAAAAGGGATTTGCAAGGATTATGTGGGTTATGGAAGCAGACAGCAAAAGACTATGCCCAGTAGATACAGGTTTTTTGAGAAATTCCATAAATCTAAATAAAATAAATGACTTGCATTATGAGTTGATTGCTTCTGCACCTTATGCTTCTTTTGTTGAATATGGAACATCTGCACATGTCATTAAGCCAGTCAAGGCAAAAGCACTTCATTTTAAGTCAAAAGAAGGCAAAGATGTTTATGCTAAATGGGTATGGCATCCCGGGACTAATCCACAGCCATATTTTAGACCTGCTTATTGGATGGCAAGAGAAAATATAAAAAATCTTTTAAAGTAATGTGTTAAAAAAACACACAAAACGAAGTGCTTAAATACAAGTTTCAATTATTTATTATTGCAGATTAAATATCTGTAACCGATAGTTTAATACTCATCGTGTCGTAAGCCCAATGAACCATAAAAGGTTCATGGCAGACAAACTCCAAGATGAGATATAAAAGTTGGAAGCCCAATGACAGCGTATGAACCAAAAGAGCTGATTGTAGAATTTTTAAGGCATAGGCTTACTGACCCAAGAAGCAGACACACATCAACTTCTGACACTTTTAGTGGTGATGGTAGCACCAAAACTTTTACATTAACACCAACAGCAGGAAGAAGTGTTCAATGCATAACCAATGTTTCGGTAGATGGAACAGACAAGTTAAAATGGCAAGATTACACTTTTGACCCAACATTTCAAAGCAAAGTAGTTACTTTTAATTCAGCACCTGCAAATGGCAGTGACAATATTGTAATTACTTATGACGAAGGGACTACAGATTGGATTTATCCTGATTTAGCAAAAACCACTTTAAGCACAACAAGTTATCCAATAATGAATGTATTGGTTGTCAATTCAGTAGGAAACAGAATGGGAAGTTATTCAGCACCTATTTCAAGCACTGAAAGATATCAAATAGACATATGGGTTAAGGAAAAATATGTCACAACAATTGGCGGAAAAAAGTATGAAGGGGATAAATTGGCGATGTATCTTGCAAGGCAAGTTAATCTTGCATTTGAAGATTACGTAGATGATTTATATCCCAAACTCAAACATTATCGACTATTAAACATAAGGGATGGTGTTTGGGATACTGAAAGGCAGGTTTATCATGTTATTGTGGAAATAGAACTCGAAGGAACGAGTTTAGGAGAATAAAAATGGCGGAGACTGAATTTTTGTCGGGAAAAAGGGAAATAATATCAATAGGTAAAGAGTCTACATATGGCACAGCAGTTAATCCAACAATTATTTTAGGAAACAATGCAACTTGGACACCTAACAATGAAAATAGTTGGTTAGATAATAGGGGTGCAGGAACAGGCTCAACAACACAAACATATGAAATATCAAATAAAATCGTAAGAGGAACACTTAAATTTGTTCCACAAGATTGGATGATGTTGGTTTTTGCAATAGGACAAACAACAAATACTGGTTCAGCACCAACAGTTCATACTTTCAGCAGAAAAACAGGATATACAATTCCAAGTTTTACTCTTGAAAGAAAAATAAATGCAACAACAGACAGTGTAAGAACTTATGATGGTTGTCAATGCAATAGATTTACTATTGAATGGAATGCGGGTGGTAGTGGAGCAGGTGGAACAGGACAATATGTTTTTGCAAGTATGGATGTATTTGCAAGAGATATAACTCCGGGGACAACAGGAGCAGGAAGCCCAACAAATCCTAATTTAGCAGGATTTCAAGCAAGAAATGTAACATTAACACTTAATTCATCAGCAAAAACACACTGCATAAGGGGAAACATTGTAATAGATACACATCTTAATGATGGTAGATTTTCTTATTATAGTAGCAGTTCAGCACTGAAAGGAGAATCTCAAATGCAATTAACAACTTATTCAGGTGAATTTACTTTGCATTATACAGACAACACAGAGATAGACTTTTGGAATAATAGAGTAGTTGTTCCGGGAACAAATACTCTTGTATTCAATAGAGCAACAGACGACAACCTAACTTGCACATTTACAAATTTAAGGATTATAGCAGCATCTGACCCAACAAATCTTGATGGATTTAACATGATTACATTAAGATGGGTTGCTGATGATATTACATTTGTAGCAAATGATATTAATGACCAAACATACATCACATAAAAGGAGGTATAAATTATGAGTTTTGAAGAAGATTTCCAAGAATATGGAATAAAAGAAATAGAGATAGATGGCAGAAAATTTAAGATAAAGGAATTTACACCAAGTGAAACTGACAAAATAGCTGATAAATGCACAACAATTAAAGTAGTAGATGGAATGCAAAAGACAGTGTTTTCTATTGAGAAACAAAATATAGCACTTTTAGTTGAAGGAGTAAAAGACGCTCCTTGGATTATAGATGGAAAAGCATGGAAAGAATTATCAAGAAAAACAAAAGAAGACTTATTTGCAAACAAAATAAATGCAAATATTAGAAAGAAATTGCTTAATGCAATAGGTGGGGCAAATAAACCCGGTGATATGGTAAAAAAGTAAGAAATGCTATTGTAGGTGAGATAATTCCTGATAAGGAAACAGCAAGACAAATAAATAAAGCATATATTTGCACACAACTTAAAATAAGCCCAAGAGAATATGAAAAAATGACAGTAAATGACATAAACCTAATAATTTCATATCTCAATGCAATAGCAGAAAAACAGCAAATAGAGAGGAAAATAAATAATTGGTAAAATGGAACAAGAAATAGGTGAAATGGTAATTGTGGGTAGAATAGACAACTCACAGATTATGGTTAGCATGGAAAATCTTCGAAGAGTTATGAAAAATGTTGGCGGTGCAACTGAATCTGTTGCAGGAGATTTTTCAAGACTTGCTTTAATGGGTGCGTCAGCAGGTATAGCATTTGGATTATTTACAAGAGCAGTAGGTAAATTATTTGAAGCATCAAAAGTAAGCCCACAAGTAGCAACAGGGATGCAACAAATAGGTTTATCTCTTATGGATTTAGGAATGAAAGTAGGACCAGTAGTTGGACCAATTCTTGAAGGAATTGCAGATGCAATAACAACAATAGGTGAAAAAGCAGTATCACCAGTAATAGATATATTAGTTAATGTTGTTGGTGATGAATTTCTTGAATCACATGGTGCTGGAATAGCAGCTGGATTAATAACTGCAATATATACAAAAAATATCCCAGCAGCTATTGCAACAGCATTTACAATAGACATTCTTGCTAATTTTAAAGGTGGGGAAGATTTAACTTTGTGGGATAAATTATTATTGGTGCTTAAAGTAGCAACTATATCAGGTGTTATTGGTGGAGCACCAGCAGGATTAGCAGTTGCAGGAATAGGTATAACTACTGTTCTTATTACTGAAGCAATTTCTTGGTTAAAAGATAATTGGGACAATACAGGTGTATTTAGCAGTGGAGATGGTTCATATTGACAACATATAACATGAAAATTGGGAGTGAAAATCAAACATATTCGAATGCTACTTTTGATTTTACAGCAAATAATCAAGTAAATCCTACTGTGGTAGATACAAGTCTTAAAGTTCAAAGGACAATAATAGAAATATTTAATCAGACTGTTCAAGGCATAAGTGATTTTGGTGCAGTAAAACCAAGAGTAACAGTGCTTAATGGCAGAATGACAGGAACAAATAGGCAAACAGCAATGAGAAACCTTGCTAAACAAATTTATACAACAGGAACAAAAAGATTTTATCTTGATAGCGACACATTCTTTTTTTGTTATGGTGCTGATTTAAAATATTCTTTGACAAGCAGACAAGCATTAATAATACCATATAGGTTTGCGTTAATTAGCCCAGTTCCTTTTATTTATAAACCCAATTCAGGAGATAGTGGCAACCCATTTGACAAAACATGGACAATAGGAGATGCAAATGAACACACAATAGATAATTCCAATCCAACAACATGGGGACAGCCATCAGGAGATACTTTTCAAAACCAAGGAAATGCACCAAGCCATATATGGAAATGGACTATTACAAATGGTTCGGGTGGTGCAGATATAACACAAATAGAAATAGGTGATTCAAGCACACTTTCAGGAAGTGACAATAAAATTACTATTTCAGGCATAACTCTTTCAGCAACAAAAGTTTGCAATATTTATTTATTCAGAATGGTTGATAATTATCTCAAAAAAGTATATTGGACAGTAGATGGAACAAATACAGGAAGCAGAAACCTTGATGGGACAGATGCACCACAAATAGCAGGAGATGATTCAACACCACAATTTAGCATAAAATTAACTGGAAATACAGCCAATACAACTGTAAAAGCAGAGTGGTTTGATTCATATTGGGCATAAAATGACTAACCAAGTTCAAATATTAAATAATGAAGGAGTAAAAGAATCAATATTGGATTTTGATTCAGTGAGTTATACCAATGAAATAAATGGAACAGGCAAATTTACAATAACTGTTGGAGCAATAGACAATTACAATTACAATAAATATGTGGAATATCAAAAATCAAATGACAATTCTAAAGAACAAGGATTAGTATATTTTAATAGAAATGGAAATCTTGATTTTAAAGGTGTTGTTGAAAGGATAAATTTTGATGAAAATGACAGAATGGTTTTGTCAGGCAGAGGAACACTAACTTTTGCAAATTATATGTCTATTACTGCAAATGGCAATAGGGCTTCTGAAACACTTGATACAAGAGTTTTATACTTTATTACAGGAACAACTTCAGGAACAGATGAATTAAGTTCAGAATATAAAATAACTGTTACAGCAGGAGATATAGATAACAAAGCAAGTATGCCCACAAAAGATTTTACTAATCAATCTATTTTTAATGCACTTGTAGAAACAGTTGTAGATGATGCAAATTATGATTTTTACATGGATTATGATGGAACAGTAGGGAATAATGACACACTTAAAGTTAAATCAAGAGCAGGAAGTTCAACAAGCATAGGCATTTTTGTTGTTGGTGTGGATATAACAAGGTTTAGAAGAAGCATAGACACTACAAAAATAGTCAATTATGTAGATGTTTATGGGATATATAATCAGACAGTAGGAGGAACACCAACAGGAAGTGGTTCAGATGCTACAAGCAAGGCAAAATATGGTAAAAGAATGGTTAATGTTCCATATGTAAATAAAAGACTTGAATCTAATGCAGACTGTTCAACTGTTGGTGACAATATAATAGATAATTTCAAAGCAGCACCAGAAGTAATAAGTTTTACAATAATAGACCCAAACCAATCTTTTAATTTAGGTGATAGAATAACAGTAAAATTTAACAGGATAGGTTATACAGGAGATTTTAGAATAGTTGCATATACAAGAACATGGACAAAAACAGGTGCTGAAAGGTTAGTATGGCATGTAATAAATGAAGGAAAAAGATATAAAAGCATCCAACAAGCAGGAAATATTTGGACAGAAAGAATAGGGACAAATTCTGCAAAAAGAGATGGTGCTGATGTCGGTGGAAGTTCTACTGCAGCAAGTCATGAACATAGTGAAGGGGATTTAAAAGTAGACCATGCACATGATGTAGCTTCACACTTAACAGTAAGTGGTGGTGGTTCTGCAACTTCTGGAACATTTAGTAGTGGAACAAATACAAAAACATTGACAACTTCATGGCAACCTGTATATACAGGAAATTTTTCATCAGCACAGCACACAGCAATTGTTTTTGGAACTGGAAGAATTTATGCAACTGGTGTTTCACATCCTTCTACTCAATCTGTTTATTTAAGAATGAGAAAAGGTTCAAGTTATTTTCCAACATCATCTGGATTTACAATAAATGTTGGTGCATATCAAGGAAATGTATTTATGTTTTTGCCAATTGATTGTGCAGGAAGCAGTGTATATATTGATGCAAAAGTTGGTTCTGGAACATTAGATATAGAGTATGATTTACAACTTTCAGGTGTTGGATTACACACACATACAATAAATACTATTGATGATGGTGCGGTAGATAAAAATGCCGAACTTACAAGTGGGGATACTGGGCTAAAATCAGCAGGAGTAGGGGCAGGAACATTTTATGCAAAATCAAGTATAGATTAAGGAGGAAAAAGATATGAAAATAGATTATGAAATTTTGGAAGAAAGAGTAAATGGCAGTTCTGTTACATTTCAAATATTATATGATATTTTTGATGATAATGGAAAACCATTAAAAAGAAAAGCTTTTGGATTTAGCACTTCTGTTGGAAGGGCTTATGACATTGTTGATTATGACGATGAAGGAAAACCAATACCTTTTTGGAAACAGCAAATAGACATATTGATTAGAGATACTTTAGAAAGTTATGAAAAATCACTTAAACCAGCACCAAAAGAACTTAAGCCAATATTAAACAAAAAATATTCAATTGTCAGTGAAGTGTCAGCAACACCAACAAAAGAAGATGACATAAGAGTATTAGCAAAAGTTAAATGGATAGGATTAGAAATGGCAAAGGGACTAATAGACAGGTTTGGAACATTGCAAGGAGTATTGGATGCAACAAAAGAAGAGCTAATAAGTGTATATGGTATAGGCAAAGACAACATTAAAAAGATATATAAATCAATACACACATTAGAAAAACTATGAAAATACTCACATATGGGTTAGATAGTTGGTTTATAATAGTGAATTATGTCTTATTTTTGTATTTTTGGATGATGTATAGACCAATATACAGATTAGGAATGAAATTATTGAGGAGAAAAAATGATAAGTTGGATTGATTTATGGCAAGGAATAACTCCTTTTCTTCCAGCAATAGGTGGAGCAACAGGACAACTAATAAGGCAACTTGCAGCATGGGGAAAGCGAAAGGCAGAAGCAAACCCAAAGAAACCTGCTTATTGGAACTGGTGGGAAACATTAGGAAAGATGTTCATATCAGTTGTTGGCGGTGCAACAGCAGGTATGGCTGTTTCGTTAGGAACAGGAAATGTCTTTATGGGTTTTTTAATGGCAATTACAACAGGATATACTACTATTGATGGATATGAAAGAGGACTTGCTTACTTTAAAACATTAGGCAATAAGAATTAATCTTTTTTATTTGTTTTATATTTTTTATTATATTTGTATTTATATGCATACTTTTATAAGCAAGAAGAGAGCATAAGTATTATTTCAATTAAAGGAGGAATAAGATGGAAGACAAAAGAACAAAAGTAAAAAGAGACAGATTTTTAAGAGTTTTTCCAAGAAGGAAAAATGAGATTATAAGGGCTATAGACAGCATAATCAAGTGTGCCAACAGGTATAACTATTCTTTTAATATTTCAGAAGTAAATGATGCATTTATAGAAATAGAAAAAAGGCTTATGGATGCAAGGTTTGCTTTTGGAAATGGAATAAACTTTCCTGAAAAAGACACAGACAAGGCAGAAAAGAGGTTGAAAAAATGAAAAAAGAAATAAAAGATGGACTAAAAATACTGAAAAATGACATAAAAGTATATAAGAAAGACAATAAGTTTTACACAGAAAAGGAAGGGAAACTTGAACAGACGCCAGAAGCATTTCTTGCACAATATCACCATGCATTAAGCCAAAAACTCGGCATAAAAAGAAGAACACTTCAAGCAATAAACACAGCAAAAAACAACATTTTAAACATAAAACTGCAAATGTCAGAACCACTTCAAATGGTTAATGACAACATAAAGCAATTCAACCCACACATAGAAGATGCATATAAAATGGCAGGAAATCCAATGGAAGACAAGGCATTTGGAGACAAGCCAGTGAAAAAGATAGACTACAAAAAGAGCAAGAAAGAAATACTAAAAGAAATAGGAAAAATCGACAAATTAATCAAGAAATATAATAAAAATCTAAAAGAAACAATTAAGGAAACGCTTGAAGAATAAGTGTTTTAAAAATAAGAAAGTGAAGCAATTAGTTTAATAATTTTAAAAAGAAATGAAAAATTGACAAGCAAAAAAGCAAAAAGGAAAACCTAAAAATGAAAGAAATTAATAAAAAGGTTTCAAAAAATGTGAAAAAAACACCTAAAAGAGAAAGAATTAGGATTATTTTAGAAGATATTGACAGGGTTGGTTGGTTCTTTTTGCCAAGAAAGAAAGAATATGCTGAAAGATTTAATGTTTCAAATTCTTTAATCACCAGAGACTTTCAGAACATAATAGACAACATAGACTTAACAGATGTAAGAAGATTTAATGTTAAGATGGATGACACCATAAAGAAAGCAATAAAGGTATGCAACAGAATACTTTTAGACAAGGAAAGCACACCTGAACAGAGAATTAAAGCAGCAATGGCAATAGACAAGCTAAATGAAGGGCACGTAAAGTTTTTGGAAGCATATGGTTATAAAAAGAAAATAGCAGAAAAACTTGATGTAACGCAAAAGAAAATAGTCTTAAAAGTAGATATGGGGCAAGAGGAAGAAGATGAAATACCCGCAGGAAAATGAGGAAATAATTCATCTTGATTATATTCCGCATAAAAACCAAATACCTTTTCATTTGTCAAAAGCAAGATATAAAATACTCGTTACTGGGCGAAGATTTGGAAAAACTATTGCAGGTGCAAATGAAGTAATTTTAAAGGCATCTCAAAAGCAAGACTCGTTATGGTGGGTTGTAGCACCTATTTTTTCGCAAACAAGAAAATGCTGGAGAACTATAATGTCTTATCTTCCAAAAGAAATAATACAAAAGATAAATCGTTCAGAAATGTATATAGAACTTGTAAATGGGAGCTCCATTTGGTTTAAATCTGCTGACAATCCAGATGGTTTAAGGGGGGAAGGGCTCGATGGCGTATGGATTGATGAGGGTGCAATGATTAAATTAGAATCATGGGAATATGCTCTTGTTCCTGCACTTATGGACAAAAAGGGAAATGTGATAATCACCACAACGCCGAAAGGATACAATTGGGTTATGGAATTGTTTAATCTTGGGCAAGATGACAATGAAACAGAATACGAATCATGGAATTATGGCAGTGTAGACAATCCCTATATTGACCCAAACGAAATAGAGAAATTAAAGCAAAAAATGCGTGAAAAAGTCATAAAGCAAGAGATTTATGGGGAATTTATCGAAGATGTTGGTGCTATTTTTGAGGGAATAAACTCCTGCATAGGCGGTGATTTTGAAGAGCCAATGGAAAACCATCAATATTATGTTGGCGTGGATTTGGCAAAGCATGTAGATTATACAGTCATAGTTGTAATGAACAAGGCAAGGCATGTTGTTGCATTCCAAAGGCTTAACAAGACTGATTGGACATATCAAAAGAAGATAATAACAGATGTTGCCAAAAAATACAATAATGCCAAGATATTGCTTGATTCAACAGGGCTTGGTGACCCAATTTTTGATGATTTGCTTAATGATGGCTTAAACATAGAGGGATATAAATTCACAAGGGCTTCTAAAATGGACTTAATAGAAAACCTTTCAGCACACATATCGCAAAGAACTTTAAGTTATCCAAACATACCAATTCTTGTCAATGAATTGAAAATATTTGGTTTTGTGGATATTGGCAGATTTGGGCAAAAAAAAGTGATGTATAGTGCTCCTGAAGGATACCATGATGACTGCGTTATTGCTTTGGCACTTGCAGTTAAGTGCGTGGATTCCACAGGAAATGAAGGTGGGTGGGCATTGGCAAGTTGGTAATGCCAAAAAGCACTGCTTTTCAACCAAATAGGCTATATTATTTGAAAATATGATTTTAAAGTCTAATAAAATGCAATTAAAAGCATATTTT